TCAACGCTAGAACTATAGCAACACTCAGTTCTAAAGATCCTTTATATGAGAATCCTGAAGGAAACGGTGTTGATATATATGAAGATCCACAAGAAAATCATTATTATTGTATTACAGTAGACACTGCTAGAGGTATAGGCGGTGACTATTCAGCATTTGTTGTTTTTGATATTACAGAAATGCCTTACAAGGTAGTAGCTAAGTATCGAAATAACAAAATTGCCCCTATGCTATATCCAAATGTTATAGCAAAAGTTGGGCAAGATTATAATAACGCTTTTGTTCTTATCGAGAACAATGATATAGGCGGTCAAGTAGTAGAGATATTACACGAAGAAATAGAATACGATAATATCTTTAGTACAGTGACAGAAAAATCTAGACAGTATGTATCGCCAGGCTTTGGTAAGTCTACAAGACTCGGCGTTAATACATCTAAACAAGTAAAGAGACAAGGGTGTTTCAACTTTAAGTCTCTTATGGAAGAAAAGAAACTCTTAGTTTTTGATGCTGATATTATCAGTGAAATATCTACATTTGTTGAAAAGGGAAACACTTATCAAGCAGATGAAGGATACAATGATGACTGTGTTATGTGTATGGTTCTCTTCGGTTGGCTATCTACGATGCCATTCTTCAAAGAATTGGTAGATGTTAATACCAGAGAAGGACTTTACAAACAGGAAATGCAGAGTATTACACAGAATCTTACTCCTTTTGTAATGAGAAAGAGCAATGAAGAGCCTGAAGCATGGGTAGCAGGTGGAGATTACTGGTTAATGGATGATGAGTATAGCAAAAGATTGAAAGAGTCTAAGTTCAAATATTAAAAGTTATAAATAATCAGAGAAAACATAACAATATTGTTGTCTGATTTTTTAACGAGGAGAATAAATATGGCTTTTCAGCTATCACCTGGAGTCCAGGTAACAGAGAGAGACCTCACTTCAGTAGTTCCTGCCGTTGGTACCTCAATTGGTGGCACTGCAGGAATATTTCAGTGGGGACCAGCCGAAGAAGTTACTACTATCAGTTCTGAGAATGAACTAGCAAAACGATTCGGCAAACCATCCACTAACGGTACTGACTACAGAACTTGGCTCGCAGCAGCTTCTTTCTTAGCGTACACTAGCACATTGAAAGTAGTAAGAGCAATCAATGCAGCCTCGCTAAATGCAACTGCTGGCGTTGATGGTGCTACTGCTACTGGCGCACTTATCAAGAATGCCATTGACCAGGATCACAACCACAGTTCAGGCGGCACCGCCAACGGCATGTGGGCTGCTAAGTGGCCAGGCGCTATTGGCAACTCACTAAAAGTTTCTTTTGCAGATGCATCTGATTTTGCAAATTATGATTTATCAGGAACTATTACTAGCGTAGAAGACAGCACAACTGTTACTGGTGTAAGTACTGCTTTTGATACTGAGCTTTCTGTAGGTTCTATACTTCAAGACGGCACTGGTACTACTATAGGAACAGTAGCATCTATTGCTTCTGCTACTTCACTTACATTAGTATCTGGTGCTGTCGTTGCTGTAACTGCAGGAGCAGCTAAGGCCACTTGGCAATATGCAAACCAGTTTGATTATGCTCCAAGTGCATCTTCTTACGTATCAACAGCAGGCGGAAGTGTAGACGAACTTCACATCATCGTAATCGATGAAGAAGGATTGTTCTCTGGAGTTCCTGGAACAATTCTAGAAAAGTTTGCTGGTGTATCTAAAGCATCTGATGCTAAAGATTCGGTTGGTCGTACAAACTTCTATAAGAATGTAATCAATCAAAGATCCGAGTACATCTGGTGGACAGATCATCCAGATGCTACAAACAACTGGGGTTCTTTAGCAGCAAATACAACATTTGATAGCAATCATACTGTTAACGAAGCTAAAGTTTCTCTAGCAGCTGGAGCAGATGGTACTATTTCTGACGCTGACAGACAAAGAGCATTCATCTTGTTTGCAAATGACGAACTAGTAGATGTTAATCTCATCTTTGTTGGTGATGCATCTATTTACGTTGGTGACTATATAATTGACAACATTGCAGAAGTTCGCAAAGATTGTATGGTATTCGTTTCACCACAAGCTACTTCAGTAATAGACAACTCTGGTTCTGAAGCTACTGCGATTGTTGCTGAAATTGCTGATTATACTAGAAGTTCTTTTGCAGTAATGGATTCAGGTTACAAGTACATGTATAACAGATACACAGATCAGTTTGTATTCGTTCCTTGTAACGGCGACACTGCTGGTGTTTGTGCGAATACTGATACTGTTGCTGATCCTTGGTTCTCTCCTGCAGGTTTGAATCGTGGTGCAATCAAGAATGCAGTGAGACTTTCTTATTCACCTAACAAGTCAGATCGTGATACTCTTTACAAAGCAGGAGTTAACCCAATCGTTGGTTTCCCTGGTTCAGGTATCGTATTGTACGGTGACAAAACTCTTCTTGAGAAGCCAAGCGCATTCGATAGAATTAATGTTCGCAGATTGTTTATTGTTCTTGAAAAAGCTATTGCAACCGCAGCTAAGTTCCAACTCTTTGAGTTCAACGATGCGTTTACACGAGCACAGTTTAAGAACCTAGTTGAGCCATTCTTGCGTGATGTTCAAGGCCGCAGAGGCATTTACGACTTCCGTGTAGTATGTGACGAAACAAACAACACTGGACAGGTAATTGACAGCAATCAGTTTGTATCTGATATCTTCATTCAACCTGCAAAGTCAATCAACTTTATTCAACTCAATTTTGTTGCTACACGAACTGGAATTGCGTTTGAAGAAGTTGGCGCTTAGGCTTATAAATAAAAAGAAACAGGAGATTTAAATGAATATTTCAGAGTTTAAGGCTCGACTAGGCGCAGGGGGAGCAAGACCTAATCAATTCAGAGTCTTGCTAGGCTTCCCAAGCTATGTAACTGGTGTCGATGTGTCAAATAGCCTTTTAGTTACAGGAGCAGCTGTTCCTGCTTCTACTGTTAACCCAGCGATTCTTCAGTACAGAGGTCGTGAAGTTAAGTTGGCTGGTGAAAGGATTTTTGATCCTTGGACAATTACTATTGTCAACGATTCAGGCCAATCGCTTCGTCGTCCATTTGAACAATGGATGGAAGGTATGAATGCAAGTGCTAGCAATGACGGTATTATACGACCATCTGATTATCAAGCAGATATTACTGTACAACATCTAGACAGAAACGATGAGGTTTTGCGTGGAGGTACTTATGTACTGCGTGATGCATTTCCAATTCAAATGTCTGAAATTGCACTACAGTACGCACAGAACGATATTATTGAAGAATTTACAGTGACTTTCCAATACGCACATTACGACAATATTTAAGTCGTAGGGTGAAAAGGATTTAATTTAGAATGAATATATTTGGGTTTAACATCTCAAGGGAGCAGCCGCCTAAGACCGAAAAGTCTTTCGTGGCTCCTTCTGATGAGGGTGGTGTAGAGAGTATACGTGCTGGTGGTTATTACGGCACGTATCTCGATATCGAAGGTGTTGCAAATAACGAAGCAGAGTTAATCAAGCGATATAGAGATATATCTTTGATGGCGGATGTTGATACTGCAATACAAGATATCATTGACGATGCGATTGCTAATTTAGATGACGAAGATCCTGTGACATTAGACACAGATAAGTTAAAAGTTTCTGAAGCAGTAAAAAAACAAATTCAAAATGAGTTTGAAAACATAGTTGAGATGCTTGATTTCAAGAACAGGTCTCACGATTATTTTAGACGTTGGTATATTGACGGACGTCTGTATTTTCATAAAGTAATTGATACTGCTAGTCCTAAAAAAGGTATTAGAGATATCCGTTACATTGACCCACGTAAGATTACTAAGGTCAAAGAAGTACACAAAGAAAAAAACGAACAAGGTATACAGTTTATTAAAAATGTTGAAGAGTTTTATATCTTCAATGAAAAGGGTATGTCACAGAAAGCAGCTCAGTATAAAGCACCTGCTAATGACAACGCACTAAAGATTACTAAAGATGCCATCTGTTACGTTCCTTCTGGTCTGGTTGACCAAGACAAAAACATAGCACTTTCTTATTTGCACAAGGCTATACGCCCTGCAAATCAACTTAGAATGATGGAGAATGCCGTAGTCATTTATAGGATTACGAGAGCTCCTGAAAGAAGAATATTTTATGTTGATGTAGGTAATCTGCCCACCAACAAAGCAGAGCAGTACCTCAAAGATATCATGGATCGTTATCGTAACAAGTTAGTCTATGACGCTAACAGTGGCGAGATTCGTGATGACAAAAAGTTTATGTCTATGCTCGAAGATTTCTGGCTTCCAAGAAGAGAAGGCAGCAATGGTACTTCCATTGATACTTTGCCAGCAGGACAAAATTTGGGACAAATCGAAGACGTAGAGTACTTCCAAAAGAAGTTGTATCAGTCTTTGAATGTTCCTGTTTCTAGATTACAGCAGCAAGCAGGTCTAAACTTTGGACGTTCTGCTGAAATCAATAGAGACGAATTAAAGTTTACTAAGTTTGTATCTAGACTCAGAAGAAAGTTTGGTGTAATGTTTGATGACTTGCTGAAGACTCAGTTACTTCTGAAAAACATTATCACTGAAGAAGATTGGACAGATATTAAAGACGATCTTCTATACAAGTTTGCACAAGATGCTTACTATACTGAGTCTAAGAATCAAGAAATACTTAGAAGTAGAGTAGAAGTTCTAAACGGAATGGCAAGTTACATCGGCACGTTGTTCAGTAAGTCTTATGTTCAGCGAGAAGTGTTAATGCTTACTGACGAAGAAATTGAACAAATTGAAAATGATTTGAAACTTGAGCAGCCGTTTATAACACAAGATCAAAATTTCCAGATGATGACTCAGCAGCAACCGCCTGAGCAAGAAAGTGAAGTCCCACAAGATACAGGAGAACAGTAATGGATCGTGAAGCAGCAATAAGAGACATGATGCAAAGTATGTCACAAGGCAAAGCAAGTGAAGTTCAAGATAAATTTAATAGTCTTATGATGGATCGAGCTAATGCTGCGGTCTCTGACTACAAACAAGAACTTGCAAAAAGCGTATTCAAAAATCCAGATTTACAAGCGATGGGGTTAGCAGACGGCGAAGAACATATCATGGAAGTTGATCCTGCCGCCGAACCCGAAACTGTCGGAGACGAAAATGAAGACATTTAAAGAGTTTAGAAATTTAGACGAAGCAAAAAAATGCAGCGAGTGTGGATGCGATCCTAAGAATCCTAAAGAAGGATGTGACTGCAATCACAAGAACATGAGTGAAGCTCTTGAAAATGAAGTTTCTGAAGAAGTTGAAGAGATCGAAGAGATTTCTAAAAAAACTTTAGGTTCTTACATTAAGAAAGCAACTACTAGCTACGGCACCCGTGAAAAAATGGGCAAAGAGTA